CTTCTAATGGCAGACCAACAGAACTTCAAAAGCACAACATCAAATTAACCAATGCAGTAAATGGAATTGGGATAATCCTTTACCCTGAAGGATTTGAACAATTCAAGACCATAGTGAAAGGGGTGATAAATTGCAATTCTCATATTCAAAACTTGAATGCTTTGAAAGCTGCAAATTCAAATACAAGTTGCGATATATTGACAAAATAAAAACTATACCTGTTTATGAAGCAGACAATCCATTGATCTTAGGTTTGGCTTTACATCGGGGAATAGAGAATGGACTTGAAGCAGGAATTAAATTATACTACGAAAACCATCCAATTATTACCAATGAGCATGTCAATGAAGCGATTAAATTAGAATATTGGATTCCTAAAGTTCAAAAATTACTTCCGGTTGGGGCACATGAAATATGCGTATGTAATTCTGATTATATTGGATACATTGATTACATTTCTCCAAATAACGATGGGACTTATGATCTGTGGGATTTTAAGTATTCCAATAATATCAATAACTATTTGGAATCAAAACAACTTCATCTTTATAAATATCACTACGAAAAACAACACCCATCGATCAAAATTAATAGCTTAAAGTACATTTTCATTCCAAAAATCAATATCGAGCAAAAACGAGATGAAGAACTAATGATATTTAGAAGGAGGTTAAAAGATGAACTTGAATCATCGGAAATTCAAATTATATCTGTTGAATATGATCCAAATAAAATAATCGATTTTTACAGAACCATTAAAACCATATTAGAAACCAAAGAATATCCGAAAGAACCATCTTACTTGTGTAGGTGGTGCGAATATGAAAAATACTGTTATGAAGGAGTGGATTATATGTTATTGCCAGAAAATAAACGGCGGGAAAAAATTATCGATGTAAGTCCGGATATGTGGGTATATGGGGATTCCTACGTTGGGAAATCAACTTTTGTTGACCAGTTTGACGATCTCCTTTTTATTAACACGGATGGGAATACTGATAATACCACCTCCCCAGTGATCAGGATCGCGGATCAAGTCACCATTGACGGACGGATGACCAAGCGAAAAATGGCTTGGGATGTGTTTCTTGATGTGGTTACTGAATTAGAAAAAAAGCAAAATGATTTCAAACGGATCGCTATTGATTTAGTGGAAGATCTTTATGAACATTGTCGGTTGTATATCTATAATAAACTAGGAATTGAACATGAACAGGATGCTGGTTATGGAAAAGGTTGGGATATGGTAAGAACCGAATTTTTGACCACAATCAAGCGATTAAAAAATATTGGGTATCAGATTATTTATATTTCAAAGGAAATCACTCAAGAAATTACTCTTAAAAGTGGTTCCAAGATTACAACTTTCCGACCAAACATTAATGAAAAAGTGGCTAATGTTCTTGCCGGGACGGTTGATTTGACAATCCGGGCATACATGGATGGGGAACAAAGATTCCTGCAATCAGAGAAAAAAGAAACTGTGTTTGGTGGTGGCCGGTTCAGTTTCAAAGTTGATAAGATTCCCTTGAATAAAGAAGCGTTTTTGGAGGCATTGAAAGATGCGCAAGAAGGCGCTAAAGTAAAATTCGAAGCACCAAAACAGAAAGTGAAATTTGAAACATCGACAAATGAAACACCGGTAAATGAAGCGTCAACGAATGAAGCGGATTCTTTTGCCCAAAAAGTTCAGGAAACTGAACAACAGGTTGAAGATGCTGAAAAATCTGAAGAAGCAACAGAAGAACCAGCGGAAGAAAAGCCTGTAAGAAGAACAAGGAAAAAGAGGGGTGAATAATTTGAAAATTACAATGTCAGTTTCCAATCTTAAAGAGATTTTCAAAGCTTGTAAAAACTATGTGAGTAAGGACAATCACAGACCTATGTTACAAGCAATTAAACTGAATTGCACCAATGGTACTTGTGAAGCAACAGCACTTGATGGATTTAAAATGATAACAATATGTGTTCCATATGAAGGTGATGAAGGAACAATGTATATTCCAATTATTAAACCCCCTAAAGGAACAATTGTCATAATTTCTGATTTGGAATCAGAAATTGTGTTTGATTTCCTCACAGAAAAACAAGTAGTAAAGAAGTTTAAAGGTGAGTTCCCCAATGTAGAAAAAGCTTTTCCAAAGGGTGAACCTAAATTCAGAATCGGATTTGACCCAAAGCTTTTGAAAGATGCACTGGATGGGTTCACTGGTGACACCTACATTGAAGTTAATTTCTTTGGTGAAACAAATGGCGTCATCATAAAAAACGGAATTGATAAACAAGCACTGGTTCTTCCAGTTAAGTTAAGAAACAAATAACCAAATTTGAAAGGAAGGTATGTAAAATGGTTAATATTTGGGAAAAGTTTGATAGGGAAATTGATGTTGAAGGTTTGCAAAAGGATGTTCAGGAAGCAGCGAAAAATGGTGCTAATTTCAGGGAAGTTCCACATGGTAAATATGAAGTAAAGATTGAAAAACTTGAACTGGTAGAATCCAAAGCCGGTGACCCAATGGTTACAGTATGGTTCAAAGTGCTGGCTGGTGATTACGAGGGAAGTATGATTTTCATGAACCAGGTTATTACAAAAGGCTTCCAAATTCATATTGTCAATGAGTTTTTAAGAAGCCTGGATTCAGGATTGGAAGTTGAATTTAAAACGTACAAACAGTATGGTCAGCTTCTTATGGATATTCATGAAGCAATTGATGGACAGCTTGAATATGGCTTGAAATACGGTGAAAATAAGAAAGGTTTTAATACCTATGAAATTACTGATGTTTATGAAGTTAAAGAATAATTAATTTGGGTGCAGGGGTGTTTTTAAAAAATTTTTAACACCCCTTTTCCCCACACTTCCCCATCTTTAGTATTACCAGCATTTATTATTCTTATACAGAAAGGAAGTGAAATAAAGTTGCCAAAAATATTAGATTTAACGGGTCAGAGATACGGAAGATTAAAAGTTATTAAATATGTTGGTGTTAAACGAACGCATAAAGCTTATCTATGTAAATGCGACTGTGAAACTGAAAAGATAATAACTTCATCTGATTTAAGAAGTGGTAGAGTTAAGAGCTGTGGATGTTATAAACAGGAACTCATCACTGATGAAAACGAAATTCATGGGTTGAGAAAACATAGATTATACAGCATTTGGGCTAATATGAAAAACCGTTGCTATAATCCAAATGCTACTCATTATAAACGTTATGGAGGTAGAGGAATCCAAATCTGTGATCAATGGAGAAATGATTTTAAAGCGTTTTATGATTGGGCTATGAATAATGGTTATAAAGATGGCTTAACAATCGACAGAATAAATGTTAATGGTGACTATGAACCTTCCAATTGCAGATGGGCGACTGACAACGAACAAGCTAGAAACACAAGCACGAATAAAATATTTACTATAAACAATGAATCTAAATCATTAATCGAATGGTGTGAAATTTACAATATCAATTATAGAACTGTTCAAGATAGATTGGCAAGGGGATGGGATATAAACAGAGCATTGACTGAACCAGTTCAATCGAAATTCAAAAATAAGGAAAATAAGGTGGTGTAATATAAAAATGCTCTTCTTCGATTTCGAGGTCTATCCTTATGATTGGCTGGTTGTAATCATTGATGTAATCAATAAAAAAGAACATGTCATTGTTAATGATGTTGAAAAACTTAAAGATATTTATAAGAAACATAAAGATGATATTTGGGTTGGTTATAATTCAAGAAGCTATGACCAGTATATCTTAAAAGGCTTGTTATGTGGTTTTAATCCTAAAGAAATCAATGATTACATCATAGTTAAAAATAAACCGGGTTGGAAATTTTCAAGCTTATTAAATCAGGTTCCACTAAATAACTATGATGTCATGACCAGCTTTCACAGTTTGAAGCAGCTTGAAGGCTTCATGGGGAATAACATTAAAGAATCCAGTGTTCCTTTTGACATAGACAGGAAGCTTACCCCTGAAGAAATTGAAGAAACAGTGAAGTATTGTCGGCATGATGTAGAACAGACTATTGAAGTATTCATTCAAAGAAAAGAAGAATTTGAAAGTCATTTATCATTAATTAAAGCTTTCAAGCTTCCATTAGCTTATATATCAAAGACTAAAGCACAACTTGCAGCAATAATTCTTGGTGCATCAAAAAAGAACCATAATGATGAATTTGATATTGAATTCCCTGATACATTAAGAATTCAAAAATATAAAGAAGTTCTAAACTGGTACAAGAACCCATTAAACAGGGATTACAGTAAGTCTTTGGAAATTGATGTTGCAGGTGTTCCCCACGTATTTGCCTGGGGTGGGTTGCATGGTGCTATTGATAAATACAGTGGTGAAGGTCATTTTATCACCATTGATGTTGCTTCTTATTATCCGGCATTAATGATTGAATATGGTTTTCTATCACGAAATATTGCAAACCCTGCAAAGTATAGAGAAATCAGGGATGAAAGACTTCGACTTAAAGCGGAAGGAAATCCAATGCAATTACCTTATAAGATTGTTCTTAATTCAACCTATGGTGCAATGAAAGATAAAAGCAATCCATTATATGACCCACGACAAGCTAATAATGTTTGTGTTGGCGGACAGCTTTTATTGCTTGACTTAATTGAAAAGCTTGAAGGTCATTGTCAATTGATTCAGTCAAACACAGATGGGTTGATTGTTAAGTTGTTTAAAGATGAAGATTATGACTTAATTGATGACATCTGTTATGAGTGGGAAAAAAGAACCCGGATGCAACTTGAATTTGAATCTTATAAGAAGATATTCCAAAAGGATGTAAACAACTATATCATTATTGATTTTGACGGTAATTACAAGTCAAAAGGGGCTTATGTGAAAAAGCTTGATAATTTGGATTATGACCTTCCAATTGTTAATAAGGCTATCAAAGAATATTTACTGAATAATGTACATCCTGAAGTAACAATAAATAATTGCAATGAATTGAAGGAATTTCAGAAGATAGTAAGAGTTAGTAACAAGTATATGTATGCTTTATATAATCCAAAGGTTACAGAAGAAAAGGTTCGGGATAAAGATGGAAAACTGAAAACCATTAAAGTTTTCAAAGGTGGAGAAATCCAAAAAGAAAAAACATTCAGGGTATTTGCTTCAAAATTACCTTCAGACGGTGGAATATACAAGGTCAAAAATCATGATAAAAACCCTGAAAAATTTGCTGATACACCTGAAAATTGTTTCATTATCAATGGTGATATAAACAATCATGAAATACCATCAAAGCTTGATAAAGACTGGTATGTTGACTTGGCAATAAAAAGATTAGAAGATTTCGGGGTGAAATTATGATGTCACCTATATTGAAGTTAAAAGGGGTGTTTGAATTTGGAATTGTTCAAAGGGTATGTGGAAACGAGAAACAAAAAGTGCATTGAAAAGTTCAAAGATGGAACCGACTTAAAGACCTTTGAACAGGTTCAATCCCTTCCTGAATTTGCTGGGATACTTGCAGATGATGTTATTTTAATTGATATTGATGATGCTGAAGAAGCGGAAATACTCATGGATATAGTTGAAGAAAAACAACTAAATTGCAGGGTTTACCAAACAACCAGGGGCAAGCATTTTCTTTTCAAAAATAATGGCATTGATAAAAACGGAACCAAGAAAAAGCTTGCTATTGGATTGACTGCTGATATTAAAGTTGGAAGCAGAAATTCATATTCAATTTTGAAGTTCAATAATGAAGAAAGGTTCATTGAATGGGACGTTGAACCGGGTAAAGAATATCAACAGCTTCCAAAATGGTTGTTTCCGGTAAATTCAAATATGGATTTTCTCAACATGGAAGTTGGTGATGGCAGAAATCAAGCATTGTTTAATTACATTTTAACACTTCAAGCTTCAGATTTCACTGTTGAAGAAGCAAGGGAAACTATCAGAATAATAAATAAGCATGTTTTAAAGGTTTCGTTAAGTGATTCTGAACTTGAAACAATACTTCGGGATGATGCTTTTAAGAAACCAATTTTCTTTAAGGGAACAACTTTCTTATTTGATAAGTTTGCAACCTATATAAAAAACAATCATCACATCATCAAAATAAATAACCAGCTTCATATATACAAAGATGGCGTGTATGTAGATGGGCAATTTGAAATTGAAGCTGAAATGATTAAACATATACCAAACTTAAACAGAGCAAAAAGAAATGAAGTAATGGCTTACTTAAACCTGTTAATAAGAGATAACGCCCCAACATCAGACGCAAATTTGATTGCCTTTAAAAATGGGATTTATAACATTATAACTGATGAATTTATGTCATTTTCCCCCGAAATTATCATCACCAATAAAATCAATTGGAATTACAATCCGGCAGCTTATTCAAAACTGGTGGATGATACTTTAAATAAAATTGCCTGCCATGATAAGCAAATAAGGATGCTGCTAGAAGAAGTAATTGGTTATTGCCTTTATGGAAGGAATGAATTAGGTAAAGCTTTTATCTTGATTGGTGACAGGGCAAATGGTAAATCAACATTCCTGGATATGGTCAAGACAATGTTGGGTGATGAAAATATTGCTTCTCTTGATTTAGGGGAATTGGGTGACAGGTTTAAAACTGCTGAACTATTTGGGAAGCTTGCGAACATAGGTGATGACATAGGTGATGAATTCATTGCCAATGCTTCAGTGTTCAAAAAGCTGGTTACTGGTGACAGAATCAATGTTGAGAGAAAAGGTCAAGACCCCTTTGAATTCAACAACTATGCAAAGCTTCTTTTCAGTGCCAATAATATCCCAAGAATTAAAGACAAAACAGGTGCAGTGCAAAGAAGATTAGCAATCATTCCATTTGATGCGAAGTTCAGTGTAGATGACCCTGATTATAGACCATACATAAAATATGAACTACGGGAACAGGAATGTATTGAATATATGATATTGCTTGGAATTCAAGGGCTGAAAAGGGTTTTGTTAAATCAAAAATTCACTGATTCAACAAGAGTTCAACAAGAACTTGAAGAATATGAAGAATCCAATAACCCAATCATTGGCTTCTTCAAAGAAATTAGTGAAGAAGAAATTGACAATGAACCAACCAAGAACATTTATAAGCAATACCAGGTATATTGTGCCGAAAATAATCTTCAACCATTAAGTAGAATCGAGTTTTCAAGACAGGTTACAAAAAGGTTCAATTATGAAATTGTTGATAAAAAAATTGATGGAAAAAAGCATAGAGTATTTCAGAAAAGGAGTGATTACTAATGAATAGAGATTACAATTATATTGCATTGGGGGATTGTGTGGAACTGATGAAAGAAATTCCTGATGATTTTATAGATTTAACAGTAACATCGGTCCGGAGACCAAAAAGATCATCTCTGGCCATATTTTTCGGACCATAATCGCTGTAGGAAGTGTTTAGAAGCAGTGGCCTGCGC